ATGTAAAATTTTCGACAGTAGTCGGATCAAATATTACTGCCCAACTTGAACCATTCCATTCAGCAACACTATTTGCTTTGATAGAAGTATTAGTTCCATCATTATTTTTCCAACCATCTGCATCATCTGCCACATCTTCTAAAATTAAAAGTCTATGTCCTGTTGGAATCGTGCCTAATCTTGCAAGTGGATTGTAAGTTGTAGGATCTACAATTGCATCAAATGTTCCTTTACCGTCAGGATATTGAGGACTTACAAGCAGTGTATTCTCTGTCCATCCTGGAGAGTCTTTATCAATTGTAACTAATAGGATATAGTTGTCAACTGGATTAATTGCAAATGTTCCTACAATTTCTTCTCCGTTAGGCTGTCTAAAATGTATGGTACTAGTGCCTTCTGTAAAACTGCCTAGTGCTGCTAGTACAGCATTCCAGTCAAGTTTTCTATCATCTGTAAATTCTTTTTTATCTAACCCTAAACTTTGTATAGCAGCATTCTGATCTACTATAGACAAGTCATAGTCATTAGGATTACCATTATTTGATTTGAATAACAATACAGGATATCTTGGATTTACATATACATCATTTGAAACTTGTTGATTGTAAACTAGACTTGATAAGTTTTGTATATCACCGTCTTCTGTGAATATGTTTGCTATCACACTTCGAACAACACCTAATTTTTTAACTTTAGCAGGTGGTGAAACATAGATTGGTATTTCAAAGTCTATTGAACAAATATCTATATCTGATTCAGTACCAGCAGGAATACTTCTAGAACTAAAATTCATACCTGTCATTCTTACAACACTTAAACTGGTCCAATCAATGTAATTGTCATTAGTTTGTATTTCAAAAGCAGGATTAAATAAAACCATTATTTGTTCTAGCAGTTGTAATTTTTGATCAGTGTTAGACGTCCATATATCTACTTTACATGTCATCATGTAAGGTGTAGGCATTAATCTTTCTACAGTTACATTTTTTCCTGGTGCACCGGTATATTGTCTATTTCCTGATTCGTCTACACTATAATCTCTTTCACGTATGTTTACTTTACTTACAAATGTCGGATCAGTTAATCTAGTTGTATCAATATCTAAACCGGTTATATATGCTGCCATTCTAGGTACTGTTGGCAATTTGTTTTCAGAATTTTCTCTGATAATGTTTGCTACTTGACGTGTTAGATCACCGTACATTACAGGAACAGATTGCTGATCACCGTTACCTGCTTCGTACTTGAAGCCGATAAAGATACGCATAAACTGTGTTACATATCTTCTAATCTGTCCGTCGTAGAAAAAATCCATTAGTTACTTGCCTTTTTAAAATTATGTGTGAATGCATTTTTATCACCTTTTGCAGCAGCAGCTCTTCGTTGCTGTAACTTAATTGCAAGAGGTTCGTCGTCAACATCTTTACGTACTTTTTTCTTAATTGTAGTTTTCTTCGGAGTTCTTGATGCAAACCCTAATATTTCATCTATACGCATTATTCATCCGCCTTTGGTTTTAGTGCTTGAGAAAGACTTTGTCTTTCCTTAACCGTTTGTCCATCAATAACTGTTTGATTAGTGTTATTAATAAATGAAGTTTTTTGTGTTTCTCGTTTTTCATCACCAGCAAAGTCTTTACCTACCGCTGTATCGCTTGGACCTAAATTTGTAATATTTGTTCTCACGTCATCCTCAATTTTGCTCCATCTGCCTTTAGCAAATCTAAACAGTCTAGTAGGTTTATAATCAGTTCTAAGATGGAACTGTCCTTCTGATGGGCCTAAAGGAAACGCTATACCTTGTGTGAACGGTGCTCCGTTAGGTGGAATACCATCACCTAGTAAATAACCTTTGTATCCATTTGCTTCTGCTGACTGGAACACAGTATCAGCAGTTACAGTATCAATGTCTGCATCATCTAGTGTAGTATCAGCAGTTACAAGTTCTGTTTTTCCTGTCTCGTCTTGCTGTAGTGTATATAATTTTGTAGTATCATATCCACTTTGCGGAGTATCTGCATTTGCTTGATCTTCAACAGCCTTAGTAATTTGCATTTCCTTCTCATATGTAGACATAATATCTTTGAGTGTATCTGCAAGTTTATAATATGTTGTATCAGGAGGAGCAATACCTGTAACTTCTTGGGTTACGGTATACTGTTGACCATTAGGTGCTGTAACTGTATCTCCGGGATAGTATGTTGAATCTGGATTCCAAGTTCCTTTAAAGTTTTCTGAATCTGCAATTTGATCCAATATACCTTTGAACTCTTGTGAGTCTACTAGTGGTTTACATTTTGCTCTGTATAAATGAGGATACCATGTTACAGAAAATCCTTCTGCTGCTCTGTTTACATCTTCTACAACATAAAATCTTTTCAGTGCATAATTTAAATCATTAAGAGCATACTCATCTTTTAAGTGAGGTAATTCTATTACATCACCAGGAATAATTTTTCTACCAAGTTTCTCAACAGTATCTGTAATATGGAATGTAATGAATACTGTATCGTTCTGTAAAAACAATCCAAATTGGCTTAAATTAAAATCAATGTCCTGTACATTGTATACTCCACGCATAACAAAAACATCGGAATCATATTTTCTATCTCTATTTTCAAGAAATAGCATATCCTGTATGTTAGTAGGACTTAGAGTGTCGTATTTAGGCTCACTCGGAGTTGCTTCTTTGCTTGATGCTTCAGTACCTAAATACTTGTGCATAAGCACATCGGTACCACCTACTTGGAACATCTCCCAGGCAGTTTTATCAATAAACTTGTAATCGTTGCCCTTCTCGGGACGGTATAAACTCAGTCTTGGCATAGTATATGTATTTACCTAATCCGCCACAAGGCATAAATACTTACATGAGCCAAATAGATAAAGCAAAACAAGAAGTATTCGACTATGTAAGACTGATGCTAGGTGACGGCATGATTGACGTTGAACTAGATCCAGAGCATTACGAGACAGGATTAAAAAGAGCATTAGGCGTATTTAGGCAGCGTTCGGACAATTCTGTAGAGGAAAGTTATATAACTCTAAGCCTAGAAGAAAATCAAAACGAATACATATTACCTAAAGAAATACAGCAGGTAAGACAAATTTATCGTAGAAGTGTAGGATCACGTACAGGTAGCGGAACAGGCGGTACAGTGTTTGAACCATTCAATCTAGCGTACACAAATACATATTTGCTAAGTTCAACTAACATGGGTGGACTAGCAACGTACGAACTATTTGCACAATATCAAGAACTTGTTGGAAAAATGTTTGGATCATTTATCAACTTTACTTGGAATCCACAAAGTAAGAAACTAATTATTATGCAACGTCCTAGAGGAACAGAAGAAGTATTATTATGGGCATACAACGATAAGCCAGATTTTGTAATACTTGAAGATGTGTATTCAGGACAATGGATTAGAGATTATACCCTTGCAAACTGTAAAGTAATGTTAGGGCAAGCGAGAGAAAAATTTGCAAGTATTGCAGGTCCACAAGGTGGTACAGCACTTAACGGTGCAAGTATTAAAGCAGAAGGCTTTAATGATATTGAAAGACTCACAATGGAACTTGGAACACAAGTTGCCGGTGGCCATGGTTATAGTTGGATTATAGGTTAATGAAAATACACGAATTAGTAACAGAAGAAGAGCATAATGAAATCTTTAATGAGGTTGCTAAAATGGTATGGGGTAGATCTGCTCCTACTGCTAAAGGCGGTAAAACTAAACTGCGTTTTAGATGCTCAGTAGGTCCAAGAAAAGGCAGACAAGTTAGTCATCCTTCAAAATGTGTGCAGCAATACAATGTTGCTAAAGCTCAAAAAATGAAAACTACTAGAGCAAGAACTGCTCCCACACAAGCACGTAGACAGAAACGTAGTAAATCAATCAACACAGCAAGTGTTTTGGCAAGAAAACTTAATACAGGTAAGCCAGGACAACCAAAACCTTTTTATTAAACACTTGACATACACGCAATAGATGCTATAATATAACTTTAAAGGAGAGAGTTATATGATTATAGGCGTTTGCGGGTTTATCGGTTGTGGTAAAGATACAGTAGCAGACTATCTGGTTAATTTCCATGAGTACCGTAGAGAAAGTTTCGCAGATTCGTTAAAAGATTCAGTAGCAGCAGTATTTGGCTGGGATAGAATCATGCTTGAAGGGAGAACAAAAGAGTCTCGAGAATGGCGTGAGCAGGTAGATAAATGGTGGGCTGAAAGATTAGATATGCCTACACTTACTCCTCGTTGGGTATTACAATATTGGGGAACAGAAGTTTGCCGTAAAACATTTCATGATGATATTTGGATTGCAAGTATTGAAAACAAATTGCGTCAAAGTAAAGATAATATAGTGATTAGTGATGTACGTTTTCCTAATGAAATTAAAGCAATTAAGAATTTAGGTGGTAAAATAATTTGGGTGACACGTGGTGATTTGCCTGAATGGTATGATAATGCGCTGAAAGCAGCACAAGGATCAAACCTAAATATCAATGAGATGAAGATTCGTAAAATACATTCATCAGAATGGGCATGGGTAGATACAAAGTTTGATCATGTAATTGCTAATGATAATAGTATTGATGACTTGTATACGAATATTAAATCAATAATCAGCAACTAAATCGCCTTGTTTCCATCTAATACCTTCTTTAGATAACACAGTACGGCAGTTAGCACATACAGTTTTTAAGTTACTGTGCCTACAGTTATCTAGGTTTTCGTCAACGTGATATACTCTGAATACTTCTTGATGCGGTGATTTATAGCCGCATTTATCACACTGTTTTTTAATCCTATAACCTGCTCTATACCATCTAGGTATCCCATGATATACTCCATGTTTAGAGCATGCTTCGCATAAA